TTGATATCCAGATCCAGTGGATTCTAATGTTTCAAAATAACCTCTTTCATAATTTGAAGGATTAGTTCCACCTACACCGGCATTACACAATCTAAATGAATCATTATCAGTTTTTAAGATATAATATTGATTTGCACTAGAAATTCCAGAAATAGCACTAGTTTCATAATTGTATGTTACAAGTTCACCGTCATTAAATCCATGATTCTCAAAATTAATTGAATTATCTGCAGTAGATATTCCCGCAGACTTAACAATCAATTTTCTATTTGTATATCCTTCACCACCATCAATAATTTTTACACTATCGATCTGTTTTTTGGTTGAAAGAGTCGAAAATCTATGACTTCCAGAAGATCCTGTGTAGATTCCAACAGAATTGATCCTAGATTGCTGATCACTTAAAGTATAATATAATTTTATTGTTTTATTATTGACAACTTCAACAAAATATGATGAATTATCAGGCAAATCAAAATTATATCCTGCTGTTCCAATTGATACTGGATTGTTACCCAAGGAATTGTAAATTATTTGTTCACCATTGACAAAATTGTGATCTGTCAAAAATGCAATTTCATCGGTTGTTTGACTGACACCACCACCATCAGAAGCTTCATCAGCATTGAATAGAACATCTCTAGGTCTAGAAACCAACACCGGTTCAATAACGGCTCCTTTTCCATTTCCACCAGAAATATCAATGGAAACAATTTTATCAATATTATAGTCTTGGGTATCTATATAAACTTTTTCAAACTTTCCACTAATAACAGGTTGAATTTTTGCTCCACTACCATTATCATCAGAAACTTCAATAATTGGTAGATTAATTACATCATATCCATCTCCACCAGATAAAATATCCACATCCCCAATTGGACCATAATATACTGCATCACTAGATTTATAATTATGAATTTCTACTCCATTGATTAGCATTCCTGTGTTTCCAGGAGATGTAAGTTGACCTGAACCAGTTTTAATATTTTTTTCTAGTGGAAATTTTCTTAAAAGTTTTTGTATTCCAAGTTCAGAACCTTTTTGTGAGTTTAAAACAAAATTATGAGTTCCTATACCAGATGTACCAGATGCTATAGCAAATGTTATATTATTTTCAGTTCCTATTAATGATTGAGATCCATATAATTTAAATTTGTCATTTGATACTTTCTGAACAAAATATGTCCCTGTGGTTAATCCAACTAAAGGTTCTTCTTGAGATGAATAATAGACTAAATCTCCAGTTATGAAAGGTATGTTTGTGGATACAAATGAATTATAAACATCATCTACAAAATCATCTAAACCTGCAGTACTGTTTATTTCTACAGATTTAACATTCTCCTGAATATCAAAACGATAATTATTTACTGTAAAATTTCTTACTCTTGATGGTAATGAATTGGACGCCACATATGCATATTCATCTCTATCAACGTAAAGATTGAGAACATCAGATAATAGTGTATCAGATTCAAATCCAGATCCAGAGGATTGTGTTTTGTTTAATTTTCTTCTTACATCATGAAGTTGAGTAGATGTTGTAAATCCTGTAGGGAGATTTTGTAAAGTTAGAGTATTTTGAGCAGTATCAACACTTTCAATGAAAGTTGGGGATGAAGTAGTAACTACATTTTCAGTTCCCCTACTCAATATTTCAACTTCATCTCCTGGTTTTAAACTTGACCGATCAATTACAGATGCTAATTTATTAGTATTATTATCGATTACTTCGTGTCTTGTACTTGTATTGTATATTAGAGAATTTGCAAAAATTTCTTTCCAATTAGAATTGGTATTCTTTATTTTATCTCCAAGATTTTTAATAGAAATTATATCACCTTCACTTACCTTGAAATCTTCACTATCTTCCTTTAAATCGGTAATTACTCCTAAAATTATTACTTCAACTTTTTTATTTACATCACCATTTTCATATGAGAAATAACTATCACTAGATCTAATATTTGATGCTGTAGTTATATTGGTAGTAATTCCAGTGCATCCAAAAAATTGATTAATACTTTTTCCTGTATAAGAAATTGTATTTGTTCCAGAAATCAAAGTTCCTGATTCTGGAAAACTTAAAGTAGAATCTACTGTTAAAACATTATCTCCTACTGATGCACTTTCAATTAATTTTGTATTTGGAGTAATTGTAAAATTACCCTCTACAGAAGGAAATCCATTATTGTTAACGAAAAATTCAAGTTTATAAAAAGTTCTACCTTTTCTTGTGAATGGCTCTACTGCAGAAATAGCAGCTGTTGTATTTTCATCACTAGATTTTATGAGAGTTTCTCCAACAATGTTTAAAGGTTCTCCCGATATCACCTCTACAATTGCAACTTCTCTTCTAATATAACTTGCAGAAGATGGTTTGACTAAGTATTCTTCTAAATTTACAATAGATGGAGATTCACCAAAAATAACTTTAAAAAGAATTTTTATTGCTTCATCAGTTCCTTTAGATGCATAAAAATCTTTTGCTCTTTTTATAAAATTACCAGCATCAATTTCTTTTGCAAAAGAAACGTTTTCTAATCCTGGTGTAAAAGTTGATTTTAGTTTTCTATAAAATTCTTTTAAAAATAATGAACTTAAATTTTGAACAGATGCGTTATCTTGGTGCTCTGCAGCAGTTGAAGTAGAAAATATTAAATCATTATTAATTGAACTTTGATCATATTCACTAATTCCACTAAATCCACGAACACAACCAGTAAAACTATTAGTTGTTATACCAGTATAAGTAATAATTTCATCATCTACCTTAAGTAATCCATATTGATTTGGAAAACCTTTTGTGCTAGAAACTTCAATTATTGTATCAGTAGAAGTTATACTATTACTTAATGTTGTACTATCAACAATAACTTCTGGTACTAAATTATCTACCCTTAAATATTGATCTAAATTATCACTAATATCAACAGGACCACCCTGATATTCTTGTGAAATATAATATTGCTTTAAAAAATCTACTGCTTTTGGACTTTCGTCCAAAATGAATTCTGGCAATTGATTGGAAACTATATCCTGAATCTTTACTCTAGATTCAATTCCAGTTTGTATCATACTACTTTCTTATTAGACTTCCGTTTGAATAACTTGATGTATAGAAATCATTAACGAATCTGGTTCCAGATATTTCATCACCAGATGCAATTACATCCCTCACCATATTTATCGTACTTTTAGGAATGTTCAAAGAGATGTATAAATCTCTCAATCCAACAACATCATTAGATTCTGGAAATGCTTGAATTTCAATAACATCACCGGAAACTGAAGTTTCTGTAATATTTAATGGACCAAAAATAATTTCACCTTTTTCATAATCAATTGTTCCCACTTCTTTAAAAACATTAATGGCATTTCCGTTTTCATTAATTTTAAATACAGAAATAGTTCCTTTTTTTAGGTCACTATCTGGTGTATCTGTCAGATATACCGTAGAACTTTCTCCAGAAAGTTTAAATCCAGTGGATTTTATATTTTTTCCTTGAGGTTTTACATTAAACTTATTTCCAAAACATATTTCATATTGAACAGGAATATTTAAGTCTGCTCTTAGATCTCGACGAATAATGACTTTTGTTATATTTGATGTGATTGCAGTGCTGGTATTATCAATAACTTGTTGAGTTTTACTATATCTAAACCTTCCACCAAATTTGTTTAAATCTAAGGATTCTGAATATTTTTGAAGAGAATTAGTAACTGAAGTTTTTAATTCATCTAAACTTGATACCTGCGAATAATCAAAATAAACAGAACTATCTAACTCAACATAAAGAATTTTGAGATCTGTTATTTTTTGATTAATTCCAGATACTGAATATTGCTTCAACTTCGATAAGATTTGTTCTTTATTGAAGTCAGAAACAAAACTGCCATTTTTTGGTTTGATGCTGATTTGAACAGTTCCAAACTGTGGAGGACTTAATTGCTCACCACCGATCACAGAAACTGACTCAGTGTTGGGATATATCTTTTTAATAATTGCTTCGTAATCTCTTGCTGTAACTGCTCTGTACTGCGATGAATACAGTCTTGGGGCATAATACTTAACAGAGTCAATTGGTTCGATCTCACCACCGTTAATTGATGACTGATTGGTTGTAATCGTAACAGTTCCTGGGTCAATAATGGTTTTTGAAGTATCAGCAGCTTCTAATGTTCCAGAGAACGTAAAAGAAGATGCACCATTACCATCTCTTCCGTCTGTTACAATATAATCTACGGTAATATAATCTCCATCACCATCTTCACCCAGTTTTTTACCAATAATTCCATCACCAAATCTTAATTCATACTTTTCATCCTGAACTTCATTAATGAAGAAGATTCTTGAGTCTTTATTAACATTAAAAATATTTTCCGAAAGAGTATATTCAAGACCTCTAGTATTTGATGATGTGCTGATATAAACTTTAATTGTAGATGTATCAATAAAAGAATTATTTAAAATAAACCTTTGATCTAAAGATCCATCGTGTAAAAATTGTTTGGTTAAAAATATTCCTTGAAATACATTAATATTATTGAAAGATGCAGTTCCGTTCACAACGTTTGCTGAAACGTCCTCAGGAATGGCAAAAGTATATGTAGAGTCATTAGCACTACCAGTACACACTATACCTGCTTTAAGGGTCAACGTAGGGGTGTTTACGGAGGTTGTTACGTCGAACGATATCTGTGCTGATGATGCTGTTCTGGAACGTGGTACATATCCAATATTACCTGCTAAAGAAACAACATTTTCTCTTAATGTGGCAGAATCCAAAAAGGATTCATTCACAACCATATTTGAGTTAAATGCTGTTATGTAAGTATTATATGCTAACGTGTCGATCAAGACAGAAAAGTTAGACCCCTCAAAGTCAAAATCCGTGAATGTAGAATTCGCACGGAGATAATCTTTGATAGAAGTCTTTATCTGATCAAAATCCAGATTTGTATACTTTGTAAAAGGCATTTTATCTTGTTGCCTCTAAGAGGAATGAATATTCTTGTGTCGGAAA